TTATTGAAAAAACTTCAATAGAACTGTTTTTGATGTAGTTTTGTACAAAGATAAGAAGAATCTCGCAAAGATAGGCAAAATTCGGAAGAATACAGTAAGTGTTTGATAGGAAGGTTCATTCAGCGTTGTTTCTCTATATTCTTCTGATAAGCTAAATGGAAGAATATAGAGTAATTAAGTGAAAGATTTGCTACCTAAATACTGCCTTTTTGATTGGTCGGATTAGGGAACAGAAACAGCCTGAATAAAGATAATCATCTCAAAGAGCGCTTGTTTTTCTTAAAACGTCTTTCAAAAATAACCCTTTTTTTACACTAACGGTGAAAATACGGGTTTTGAATACAAAATTGGAGTTTGTTTCCTGTTGGCTCCATATTTTATATCACTTAAAATAACTCTGTTACAAGTAATTTTACACTTAAATAACAGAGTTATGACAAAGGAAGTAAAGGTGTCATTCTACCTCAAAAGAAATGAAACAAAAAAGGACGGCAAAAGCCCTGTAATGGCAAGGCTTTCGATTGGAAAATTCTCCGAAACCATCTTTAGTGCAAAAATGGCTGTTCCGGCAGACTTATGGGCATCCGGTCGCGCCACAGGGAAAAGCCATACGGCAAACGAGATTAACCGACAGCTGGACGAAATCAGGGCATCTGCCCTGTCGCATTACCGTGAGTTGTCAGCGGTAAGGGAGAATGTAACAGCCGAAGATGTAAAGAATCTCTTGCTGGGCATGGCATCCGGGCAGGAAACACTATTATCCTATTTCCGCACCCATAACGAAAATTTCGACAAGCGTATCGGTGTAAACCGCAAAGAAGGCTCGGAAAAAGGATACTGGCTTGCACTTAATCACCTCACGAAGTTCCTGAAAGAAAAGTATAAACTTTCAGATATTCCTTTCTCAGCGCTGGACAGGTCGTTTATTGATAAATTCGACCTTTATCTAAAGATTGACCGCCGGCTTGCACCGGGTACGATTGTATTATATACCACCCGATTGGGTACTATTATCGGGGATGCCATAACCGAGGGAATCATAACCAAAAATCCTTTTGTCGGTTATGAGCCGGAACGCCCTGAGCGGTATCAAAAGTATCTTACCCGAAAGGAACTGAATAAGTTAATGACAACTCCGCTTAATACCTCAAAGCAATACCTTATCCGCGATTTATTCCTCTTTTCCTGTTATACCGGCATCCCGTACTGCGATATGTGCAAATTAACGAATGAAGATGTTTCTGTTGCCGAAGATGATGTAGTCTGGATAAAAACATTCCGTGAGAAAACTGGAATAGACTACGAGATACCCATGCTTGAACTCCCTTTGCAAATTCTTGAACGCTATCGGGGAACGGTATCTGATGAACGGCTCTTGCCGATGTATCCAAACGGAGAGTTGAACAGGGAATTAAAAAAGATCGCCCGCATTTGTGGTATCACCCGGCGACTGACCTGGCATTGCGGCCGCCATACCTATGCGACCGAAATTACGCTCTCACAGGGTGTTCCCATCGAAACGGTAAGCCGGATGCTCGGACACAGCCAGATTGCGACGACACAAATTTATGCGAAAATCACCAACGATAAGATTGATGAGGATATGAAAGCGTTGGAAAAACGTATCGCAGGGAAATTCAAATTTGCTATTTAATCACGTTAATACATTTCAGTTATGGAAACAAAAAATAAAGACGACAAGAAAGAAAAACGACGCAGCACATTTGCTATTCTGTTTTATATCAACCGCACTAAAATCCGCAAAGACGGTATGTGCCAGCTATTGTGCAATATCAGTATTGATGCCGAATCCCAGCAGGTGGGAACGAAAGTTTCTGTTGATCCGTCCCTTTGGGATTCATCGACAGGACGTGCCGCAGGACGTAGCCGGAACGCCTTTCAGGTAAACCAGGCGATTGACCTGCTTACAGTACGCATCAAGAAGCATCATAAGGAAATAAAGGAAAGTCTGGGTTTTGTTACGGCTGAACTCGTAAAGAATGCCCTGAAAGGCATCGCACAAAAGCCTCTTACGTTGATGCAACTTTTTAAGGAACACAATGACGAGTTTGAAAAACGGGTTGGTATAGACCGCAAAAAAGAGGCGCACGCTCAGTATGGGGTAACTTACAATCATCTTCTGGCGTTTATCCGTAAAAAGTATGATACCGATGACGTAACGCTCCGCAGTCTTGACCTTCGTTTCTACGAAGATTTCGACCTCTTTTTAAGGACAGACAAAGGGTTACAGCAAAAAACGGTACATCAACATCTGTATAATTTCAAGAAAATAACCAAACGGGCATTCAATCAGGGAACGCTCCGGCGCGACCCTTATATGAAACTGTTCCCAGAATTGCCGCCGCTAAAGAGCCGCCATTTGAAACTGGAAGATTTGGAGAAGTTGATGCAGTGCCAGCTCGACAAACCTAATTTGTGTCGTGCCCGTGACCTGTTCGTTTTTTCTACTTTCACCGGATTGTGTCATGCCGACCTAACAAAGCTATCCGACGAACATATAGAACAGACCGAAGACGGTAGCCTATGGATTCATATGAAAAGACAGAAAACCGGGACGGAATTTAATGTGCGACTGTTGGAAATACCCCTGAAAATTATGGAGAAATACCGCCCGGAGAAAAAAGATAAACATATATTTCAGGTTTACGGACGTGGTTATATGGGAAAACTTCTCCGTGAGATTGCGAAGAAATGCGCTATCGGGCATATCTCGTTCCATACAGCCCGCCATAATTTCGGGACGCATATTACACTCTCACAGGGTGTCCCTATTGAAACCGTAAGCCGGATGATGGGACATAAAAATATCGCTACCACGCAGATATATGCCAAAGTAACCGACAAGAAAGTAGATGAAGATATGAAACGGCTCAGAACACGTGTGGCATCCAAATCGAATAAAGTTACTTTGTATGAAGATGAATCGCTCCGTTCGGCTATCCGTTATCCCCAAAAAAGGAATAAAAACAAGAATGTTCAACAATCAAACAACCAATAAAATGAATACAATATCAATCAAAATAGAAAAGGGACAGGTAACTATCCGCCCGGCAGCAGGTGGTGTTTGGCTTACCCAGCACGAAATCGCCGATACTTTCGGTGTGTTCATATCAGCTATAAACAGTAATATCCGCTCCATATTGAAAAAAGAAATATTACAGGAAGATAAGGTTTGCCGTCATAAGGATAACGGCAACGGTAAAATATTGACATTCTATAATCTGGAAATGATAACAGCGTTGGCTTTCCAGCTAAAATCCCGGCAAGCACAATATTTTCGTGAATGGATTACCTCACAGGCATTAAGTCCTATAATACTCTGGAAAATTCCAGGCATGAATGCCATGCTGAATTGATAACGATATGCTGGAAACAAGAAACGACCCTATTTTGGGTCGTCTCTTGTTTAAATCAATTTCTGTTGGTTGATGCTCTGTTTTCTCGCATCTTCCAAAAATTGCTGAATCTCCGATTCTTTATAAAGGATTTTACCACAGATCAGATAATAAGGAATAGTCCCGGCGGAACGGTATTCCTGCAATGTCCTGCGGCTTACTCTCAATCTCTCGGAAAGCTCCGGGTCGGTAATGAACCGTTGCCCGTAAAAAGAACGGCGTGAAGGTACTTCCAGTTTATCAATCAGGCTATTTGCCTTTTCTAACCGACGGAAAAGGTTGGCCACACGCGGATCGCTTTTTTCAATCAAATTGTTCATAGCCTACATTTTTTTTGATTGATGAGCCGAAGATTGCAATAGTTTCTGCACATCTTCCTGCTTATAACGTATCTTATGCTCTATGCGGCTATAAGGTAATAACCCCTTTTCCCGATAGCTTTGCAAGGTACGTTTGGTTATATCCAATATCTCGCAAACGTCCTGATTGTCCAGCCATTTTTTCAGACCTAAATCTTCTTGACGGCGGTATAATCTTTCCGCCTTTTCCTCAATATCTTCTACACGCTTTGCTAACGTGTCGAAGACCTTTACACTTATGCTGATTATCTCCATATTATTACGTCTTGTATTCCCGGAAAGACAAAAATAGATATTCCCATTTATCCATGTACCGCTCTATTTTTCTATGGCATAGAGTGGCTACCAACTAAAACAGACTGGCAGCCAGAGCAGGTCAATCGCCAATAAATTCGGCGATTGTAGTGATTGTTTTCCATAATAACCAACCACTCGTATAGTTTTTCTACCGTTCTCCCGATATAACGTCTTCCTCATTTTATGTATGCCTGGCAAGAGTCGGTCTAATTATGATAGTTCTGTTGCAGAAGCAAAGGTATTTCCGGCGTTCACGCCCCCACAAGATCGAGCCGCAAGCGGTTTTGCAAAAAATCTTCCGACATCTTTCAGACGTTGCGTATTTCCCGCAAAAATCTTGATGTGTGCTAACGCCTACCTTTTTAAGGCTTCTGAAACAGAACTCATCATACCGGCTCCGTCACGGCATAAAAAAAAAGTCAGACGTTATGGGAACAATAGAAAAAATACAAAGGAAACAGGAATCTATCAACCTTCCATCCAGCATAAAATTGGTGGTAAAGATAGTAGCGACCGCAGTAGGTTTCTATGTGTGGGGTATGGACTTTATTTG